GCCATCGGCCAGCCTAACTTCACACCAGCATTGACACCCTCATACATAGTTATGTATGCGTTAGCAATACCAGCAGCTTTTTGCAATTTGAACATTTTTTTACTTTGACCTGCAAACTCGCCGAAAGCCTTAGTATACATACCAGTCATAAACTTGGCTTTTTCCACCTCACTTAGCTTTTCAAACTTATCCCTTTTGATTTTAGCTTGAGCATCAAGATCGCCTAATCTTGCTTTTCGTTTAAGCTCTTTTTCCTCTCTAGCTACTCTTGCATCAGCCTTTTGTTGTTCTTTTTCTTCAATAACCACTAACTCTTGGTCATACTCAGCTCTAATTCTTTCAAGTTTAGCTTGAAGTAATACTTCTGCTGTAGTTTCTTCAATCTCCCCAGCAGCAAGCATTCTATCTATATCTTGTTGGGCTAGTTGATCTTTAAGCTCTTTTTCAAACAAGGCAGCTTCTGTGAGTCTATCTTGACTTTGAAGTTGGAAGATGGCTGCTTGAGCCATTTCTTCTTCTGCGGCTAATTGGTTTTCAGCTTTAGCTTCTTCCCTTCTAATTCTTTCTTTTTCTGCTTTATCGGCAGCTCTTTTTTCATCAGCAGCAGCAGCTTTTTCTTTAAGCTCTTGTTCTTTATCGTATTTATCTAATAACGGCTTGAAAATTTTCATCATAGGGTCATCTTTTGTCCCTACAGTAGATGAACTCTCAGGAACATCAAACTCATCTTCTCCAGTCTCTCTATCCCTGCGAACCTCAATAGCCAAAGATGAAGCTCTTGATGCAGCAAAAGCCTCTTTCCTCATTTTTACTAATTGCTGAGTTTTTTCAGCTATTTTTTCTCCAAATAATGAGTCAGCAGAATCTTTTTGACCAAGCATTACTAGAGCAGCGTAAGCGCTTTTTAAAAAGTTTACCTCTTGTGTTAGCTCTGTGAACTCCTCTTTACCTGACGGCGTTAATGCCTTGCCGAAATCCTCAATACCACGAAAAACAGCAGCAATAGCACCAACAACAGAGGTCGCTTTATCTGCTAGTCCAGCAGCCTTTGCTATTTGTATTGAAGCGTTGGTTATGTTTTCTCCAAGTAAATCTGTAGCAGCAGCTAGACCGCCGCCTTCGCCAGCACCTTTTAACTTGCCTTCTATCTTACTAAGAATAATATCTTGAGCTTCAAGTAGTTTATTGCTTTCTGCTAATTGTTTTATCTTGTCTTTTTCGGCTTGAGTAAAAGTTATACCAGCGCGAGTCATAGCGGTTAGGTTGCCGATTGGGTCTTCTAAGGCTTTTGCTAATGTTTTAGCGGAACTAGCAGCAGTCACACCCATTACTGCGGAAAGATCAACAGAGGCGTTTACAGCCCTCTCAAAGACATCTCCCTGAACTTTACCAAAGCTAAGTAAGATGCCTTGAACATCTCGTATTCCTGCGGCACTAGCTAGGGTGTCTCTCCCTACTTGCATTGCCATTGAGTCTAGCTGTTTTGCTGTGAACCCTGCCGAGTTACCTGTAGCTTTAGTGATAGCTTCAAGTTTAAGCATCTGCGTTTCGTAAGCAGAAAAAGCCTGTAAGGAATTTTTAACTATTGTTGTTACTCCAGCAAGAGCAACACCAGCAGCAATACCGCTTGCGCCAAACCTATCAAGACCAGTAGCCAAGAATGATAATCGACCAGAAACCCCACCAAGTGGGCCAGTCATTACGGCAGCAGAGTTAGATGCTTGCTTCAAAGAAGTAACCATCTTGTCAGTGCTTTTTGTTGTTTTCTTTTGCTGATCGCCTAGCTTTTTAGTAGCTTTTGTTAGCTTATCTTCTTTTTGTGTAAGTTTTTCTGTAGCTTGTTCAGATTTTTTCCTAGCTTTAGTTCCGTCATCAATAGATCGAGCAGATTTACCAGACTCTTTTGCAAGTTTTTTTAACTCATCATTAGCTTTTTTAAGTTGAGCAGTGTTGGCCTCAAATATCAGTCTTGCGATTGTGTCTGCCATTGTTTTAGCCTTTCTTCATCTAAGCCTAAAATGGCATTTATTTGCCATCTATCTAAGTGTTCGTCATACAGTTTAGAGTAAGCCAATATATCTTGCAGACCTATACTCTCCACACCTTTAGAGATTAGACAGTAAGCATTCCAAGTGCTGATAAGGTGGTCGTCAAGGGTAGGCTGATCGTGCAACTCTCTAGGAGCGCGGCCAGATATTCTTTCAATAGCTTTCCACTGTTCTAGCCTTGTGGATTTACTACCCTTGATTCTACCGTTAGCAAAAAAAACCCATTTGCCAAACGCGATTATTTTTTCGGCTTGGCTGTCGTAAAATTTGACCTGTCAGCCATAAAAGTGTCAATCTGATCTCTGATGTAAGGGGCTTTTGTGTATAACTCCTTGCATAACTTTTTAGTAAACTTTTCGTCCGTACCACGCCAACCTATTGTTGATGCAACCAAACTATCTATAGTCATTAACTCGTCATCAAAGTCTTTGTTCGCTCTAAGAGCTTCCATATATGATTTCTGCTGCTTCTTCGCTTGCGCTCGGAATACAGGAGAGTCCATACCCATTACTTTAATGAAAAGACCTGTTTCATTACCTTGGTCGTCAATAATTTCTATTTCAGAGCCAGCTTCGTGTAAATCAGTTGTGTATAGTTCACTAACTTTCATAAATCACCCTTTTTTAGTTAAGTAAAGCCCCGACTAGCGAGGCTATTTAGTATTACTGTAAATCTGTATCAATTACTAATGCAGAAGTTGCTGCGTTATTAGCTACTGCAACAAAGTCCATAGATACGGATAATAACCCTTCACCGCCTACTTCAACAGCACCAGTAGTATAGATGATTTTAGCCATAGTGAAGCTAAAACCAGTAGCGCCTGAACCAAAGCTGACTGTTAAAGAGCTTGAAGTGTTACCAATAAACTTCTCTAAGAGAGCATCGCTTTGAAAGTGAGCAGTTACAGAGCCACTTACACGACACTTACCAATACCACCTTGAATTGGAATAACCGCACCAACCTTGTTAGTAGTCTCAATACCGTTCTCAACAGACAAAGAAAGGTCTGTTAAGATCGCATCAAGCTCACTAGAGGTAATTGTAGCGTCAGAAGAATGGAAAGGGTTGTTAGCTTCAACGTAATTACTTCCACCGTCATCTGGGTCAGTATCAGAAGGTGCAGTTTCAGTAGTCATTGTTGCGCCAACAATACCAACAGAGCACTCAATAAGTCCGTCAGCAGGAACACTCATTGAAAAGCTGTTAAACTCACAACCTTTATAAATGTGAGCGTCATCACCACCGTTTAGGTCAGTGCCGAAATCTTGAGCTATAGTGTAAGATTGACGAACTGAGCCAATCTCCATAGCACCACCACTTAACGCATTATCTCCCAAAACTCCGCGCAACATTTCTATGTATGCTGGCTGGTGTGCTAGATCAAAAGAGATTTCACCTGTAACAGAGTGAGCACCCATAATTACGTCTTGTAATTCACGATTACCAGTAATAACCGCAGATTCGTGGTTAGTCTTAGCTAAACTTAAACTAGCAGACTTAAAAGGAATGATTGTGTAGTCAGTCCCAGTAGCTGCTGTTCCATAAGTTGTTTCTTCTTTAAAACCAACTACAACGTTAGTTCCACTTGCAATTGCCATAATTAACTCCTAGCGGGCGTTACCGCATAATAAGATACATCTATATTTCTAACAAAAAATGCACCATCTCTGCGCCCAACGCCTAGTGATACGTTCAAAATTCTAACGGTAGTACCACTGTGGGTTAAAACCGTACCTCGTTTAAATGTGTTAGCTATTGAATCCATATCGTCTTCAAATGCACCAATGCCAACTTCATTAAAATAATCTATCTGGAATATACCTTGATGGTAGTCTGTTCCAGTAGTACCTAGTGACGCTGCTGTTGTATCAGCAGGTAACAAAGTTCCTCTAATCCATTTTATACCAGCAGTTCCTTTATCAAAAGTAGATAAATCAACTTCTTGATTCTCAAAGACTCTATTGGTAAATCCTAAAGAGGATAAGCCATCAAACTTAGCCTCTAGGGCTACCCTAATGTTTCTATAGTCTCTAGCAGTATCGCTCATTTAGTGCCTGCATTTAAAATGTTAGTTCTAAGCATACCTTTAGGGTTTTGCCACGGACGCTTAGGTTCTCTTTCACCGCCAAACTCAACTCGATTTGCATACTCAACACCATTGGTAAGAAAAAACTTCTGCCCAATAGTTTTTGGTGTTATTTCTTTGGCAACAGCCTTATAGCTACTTACACTATCTTGACCACTCTTACCTTCAGACCTATCTACAGCTAACGGAGAGCCAATAGTGGCGTTCCAATTATTAATAAGCTTACCAGTAATAACTGGGGTATCGGCTACTATACCGTTACAAACTTTTGAATAGTTTTTTTCCACAAACTTAGCTGCGTCAACCATCATTTGATCTGCTGCGGCTTTAACTTCTGAGTCGAAGCTCATAATATATTACCGTAGTCGCTGGCTGCACTGGGTTAATCTCTACAACTCTTAATTTC